GTTAGCAAGAAGTTACTTTGAATCGGACGAGCAAGTTTCTTTTAGATTGACCGAAGAAATGATTGCTCAAAATGAGAAAGAGGACATGATGTTCCTCATGATGGCAGAGGATAACGAAGAACAAGAACTGATGGAGAAATAATGTCAGGATACATGGGACCAAAGAAGTCAAAAACAGAGTTGTTTCTGAAACTTCTGAAACGTGTGCAGAGGCCTGAATACACTTTACATATCTTAGAAAATCGTGAAGGTCAAAAAGCGATGTTCTATAACTATAAGGGAGAGTCGTTTGACGAAGGTGATTGTGTCAAACTGAAAGCAACCATCGCAGACCATAGGATAAGTTCTTATGATGGTTCTGAACTGACTTATCTCAATAGAGTCACAGTTCTTGAAAACAAAGGTTCTGTTGAGAAACAGAAGAAACAAGAGATTATTGACAATCTTTATGACAAACGAGAAAGTCATAAGAAACAGGTGAGTGAAAAGTTGAGCAATCTGAGAGACAGGTTGCAATCCAATAATAAACAATTAGAACAAACATTGGCGTATGGAAAAGAAAAAGAAATCGGAGAAACGTTCTCGTCTGCCTGAAACTTGCGAAGACCATGTGATTGATGAACGCAAGGTTGAAGAGGCGATTGAACGGATGTATCGTTCAGAACAACAAGATATGTTTGATGACCCTGACATGAATTGGAGTGGATTAAGATGAGTGAAATGTCAGTAAGGGTAGTTGACCATATGGGTAGTGACCTGACAGTGGTCAATGCAGCAAGAGTATCCTTTGGTAAAACTGTATCTGAGATGTCAGAAAAAGATACTAAGTTGATACGATATCTAGCAAAACATGGACATTGGTCGCCATTTGGCCATTGTTCAGTTCAGTTTCACATCAAAGCGCCTGTCTTTGTGGCGAGACAACTTGTCAAACATCAGATTGGTTTGACTTGGAATGAAATCTCTCGTAGATACGTTGACACAGAAGTAGAGTTTTACGATGTGGATAAATGGAGAGGACGAGCAGAGGACAAGAAACAAGGGTCAGACGAAGAAGTAGACATTCAGTTCGTAGATAGAAACACAAGGACAGCGCATTTGCAGTTGGATGTTGAGAGAACTGCAAAGGAGAACTACAATCGGATGCTTGAGGCTGGGATTGCACCAGAACAAGCACGAATGATCTTACCACAAAGTATGATGACTGAGTGGTATTGGAGCGGTACACTTTATGCATTTGCTAGGGTTTGCAATCTAAGGTGTGCTTTGGATGCACAATACGAAACTCGTATTGTTGCAAATTTAATTAACAAAGAGTGTAAAGAACTGTTTCCGATATCATGGGAAGAACTACGAAACACATAAATATAACTACATTCTAAACTATCATGGAGGTTTATATGGTAGACAAAGTGTTGGGTTGGATTCGCCAACTCACAGAACTAGGTCTTGCAATCATTGCTTTAGGCGTGGTTCTACAAGTCATCTTTGGTGCAGCTGTTCCATTCTTAGGATTGGACATTGTAGGTTCGGTAGTTGCACTAGTAAAACAATTCGGAAGTGAAGGGTTGGTTGGTTTAGTTGCCGTATGGGTACTATGGGGTATCTATTCCAAACAATAATTTTATCATAGTTTGAGAGTAAGGGAGAGCCATCTTACTCTCCCTTTCCAAGAAAAAAAACGAGCATGAAAAAGTTACTCTATGTAATGGTGTTCGTTATGTTACTGATGTTTGGTTTCGGTTGTACGAAAGAAACCAAGGTTGTAAGCACTCCTGCTGTAGAGCAAGAAACAGATAATAAAACTTTAGAGGTCAGGTCACAGATTCTTGTTCCGTGGGATGAAAAGAGAAAAAATTTTTGGGTTTCAGTATACTTTGCTAGAATGTCTTTTGACCCAAACCTGAGGCAAAGATTTCTACCACACAATCTTTACGGAGTTTGTGTTTGTATCATTGATGAATTTGAGAAGTTATACGAACTAGAAGAGTTTGAAGCAAAAGTCCAGAACAATTCTACTGGTAAAGTCAATCCAGAAGTTCAGGGACTTATTTGGAATATTTCTTATGGTTGTTCACAGATATGGTTGCAGAAACAAATGCAAGAACTGATGGACCAACAAACTCAAATTCCAGTAGACCCAATCTAAGAAATAAGAGTGTTGAGAGTGGGAGTCGTGAAGCTGACTACTTTGCACCATCTCACCCGGCGGAACTAGTCACCCGCTCAGATTTTCGTACAAAGGTAAATCAATTTTGAATTGATGTATGGGAACTTGCACTCTTTGTTTTTAATTTGGCTCTGGGGGAAGGACTCGAACCTTCATACACACTTAGTCGCCCACAGTGTGCAACACGCAAACAACGTGCCGTGTCTACCTATTTCACCACCCCAGAGTCAGATTAATTTGTCAATATCAAATACGCAACATACAGATTAAGAATAACGATTCCAATCTCAATCAATGAGTTCTGCTTTCTTCATAGCAGAAATCATTCTTGTCACACCGATTCCACCACCAAATCTTGGAATGAAATCATGTTGTAGGAATTCGTCTAATTCCTTGAGTACTCGTTCTTTACCAAAGAGGTTATATAACAACCGAGCATAACCACCATCAGATATTGTATGAAACTGTTCTCTCATCTCATCCACATCGTCTGCTCTTTCAGCGGAACCGATGGTTTCCATACCGCCCATTATGACATCGCATTTTAGTGCTACATCATCGCCTGTTGAACCCTTGACAGGTGACTTTTTCATATTCCAGAATGGTGAGGTATTATAAGGGAAGTGGGTGAGGAAGAAAACATCTCCGTATTCATCATACATATCTGACTCATGTTTAGCGGTAAGTAAGTTGTCAGATGCTGTATACTTACCGCACATCGATAAATAATTTCCGCCGGGGAAATCATCCGTCAATCGTGCCCTCTCATGGTCACACTTAAATCCAAGGAACTTGCAAAGGTCATTTTCCATTTGCAACAAATCATCAAAGGTTCCAGGCATCTCAAACTCAAACATTGGGAAGATGAGTTCGTGTCTTCCACTGATGGGATTCTCTTCTTGTCGATAAGAAGTAGAGACACAGAAACAGCCGGGAATTGATGGGTTTGTGAGTAGTTCGTATTCTAACCACATCTGACCTGTTTGGGGAAGAGGCCAAATTTGTTCTGCATACTCGTAAGTGGTGACTGTTGTCGGGTCTTCACAAGCAGCAAGAATAGATAGACGATTTTGAGTGTGAACTTCTAAGAATCCTCTTTCGAGAAAAAAGGATCTCATTTGGTGGGTGACTGAGGTAAAATCTTTTGGAGAGATTAAACTCGTCATTTTTCCTTTCCATCGCTTAGCGATTTCTTTTTATATATAAAAACTTGAATTTTAACATTTGTCTAACAAAGTAACTTTAGAAAATAATATATACTTGCATGAAGGTATCAAAGAAAGCAAAACTCATTAAGAAAGTGCAGAAAATGGAACTGTCAAATCCTGTCATTCAGACACTCATTGGTTTGGTTGTTTTTTATATTGGTCTAAAGATGTTCTCTGGTGGAATGAAAGCTATGGGGAACATTGATCACCTACAGTGGTTTCTTGGAAATCCTATCTATATGTTTTTCGGTGGAATCATTATGACTCTTCTTTGGCAGTCCAGTTCTCTTTCTACTACTGCAATCATTGGTCTGGTCGCTGGTGGTGCATTACCTTTACCAGCTGCGATTGGTGCAGTCCTTGGTGCTAACATTGGAACTACAGGCACAATCTGGATTGCAGGACTTCTCGTTTCGGATGGAATGCCGACAGGAATCACAAAACATATCGCAATGGTTCATACTGGTGTGAATCTTTTCATGGCAGTTTTATTCCTTCCTTTTGCTCAACATATTGCAAAGTTTGTGTCTAAATTTTAATCATCACCGATTAAAAAATCACGAAAATAGTGATTAGAATATATACAGTATAACTGGTCTTCAAGACAACAGGAGAGGCACAAAAAGGGAGTGCCTCTTCTTCAATCTCTAAAAAAAGAAAGGAACAGAGTGTTCAACCCACACTCCCATGCTTTAAATAAACAATCATTCTATGCACAAGTGAGAGATTATGATCCACAAATTGAGCCTTGGTTACGAGCAGAATATCGTAACTTGTCCGATGCTGAAGAAGCATTCACAAATTATCAATCGAAGAGAAAGAAAGTTACCTTACTCTCAAGAATAAAACAAGCATTGACTTTTGATACTTTCAAAATGGATGTTACATTTTCATCTATTCATGAATATCTCTCTCAAGCAAAAGATAGGTTTGACCTAGAGCAAAGAGAAAAGAATATCATGAGGGGAAATAGATGGGGGTTAGCATGAAGAAAGATTTGATTATCTCATATGGAACAGTCGTGTTTTGTTTATTCGTTCTTATTCCGTTTTAAATGACTTGACATATCGTTACTGTCTTGATATACTGGTCTTATAAATTATTAAAACATTTAAAAACTTTAAGGAGTCGTTATGATATCTGTACGTGTAAAACCAAACGAGAACATTAACCGAGCCTTGTCTCGTTTCAAATCCGCAGTTTTGAATGAAGGTATTATCAAGACAGTGAATGATAAATCTCACTATGTCAAACCCTCTCTCAAAAAGAAACTCAAAAGAGAAGCTGCACAAAGACAACGAATGAAGGATGAAATCAAATTGATTAGGCAAATAGAGAATGAGCAAAAAGAGTGGAGATCCTAAAAAGGTTGTCAACCTAGCGGACTTCCGTGATGAGAAGAACGCACTTGATATAAAAATAGGTGGTTATTACGCACACCCAGAGTTGGGTGTGCATCTACATTGTATCGGAATCACAGATCCGATGCACACAAGAGGCGATGAGATTCATTTTGTCATAGAGGACCACTTTGGAAATCTCGCTACCTTCCAAACTTCAGATGCACCACACGGATTCGTTTATTCAAATAAAGAAGAATTCGCATATGCTCTGATGCAAGTTGCAAAAGATATAGAAGAGAATGGTGAAGATGACGGACCCAAGGTTTCGTAATCTTATAAATAATTATATCGTTATCCCTACCTACAAAAACTTAAAATTAGAAGAATGATTACATTCGCAGAGTATCTTGCTGAAGGCACAGAGGGCAAGAACTTACATTTAGAGCACCTTGAAGATGAGGTGTTGAACAACGGAGTCAACGGAACACGGGCAGCAATCAATTTCCTTCAATCTTTGAGGGATATGCTTGCAGGAAATACAAAGTCAAGTGTAAATGTGACTGTCAAATGGGATGGAGCTCCTGCTGTTTTTGCAGGAATCAATCCAGAGAACGGAAAGTTTTTTGTAGGAACCAAGGGAGTTTTCAACAAGAATCCAAAAGTCAACTATACAAATGCAGACATTGATGCAAATCATTCATCGCCAGGACTCAATTCCAAACTCAAAGTTGCACTCAAGCATCTACCAAAGTTAGGAATCAAAGATGTTCTCCAAGGCGATATGTTATTCACACAAGATGATTTGTCTACGGAGACAATAGATGGTAAATCGTATCTCACCTTCCAGCCCAACACAATCGTATACGCAGTTCCAAAAGAAAGTTCTAGTAAGATTAAAAAAGCGAAAATGGGTATTGTCTGGCATACCACTTACTCAGGAGAGAAACTTGAAGATATGCGTGCCACTTTCGGTGCGAATATAAATGGGTTGAGAAAAACAGACGATGTATATTTTACAGATGCAGATTACAGAGATACTTCTGGAACAGTCAATTTCAACAAAGCGGAAACTGCATCAATCACAAAGGTTCTATCTTCCGCTGGTAAAAAGTTTCGTGAACTGAAATCAACATTCATGAATGAACTGATGAATGATAACAACCTTCTCATTTTGGTAAAGACATTCAACAACGTCAAGGTCAGAGAAGGACAAAAGATTTCCAATACAACAAAACACACAGGAGAGATGATAAAGTATATCAATGCTAAGTTGCAGAAAGACATTGATAAGATAAAGACAGAAAAGAACAGAGAGATCAAGACAAAGAACAAGAACGAGTTGATTTCTTACATCACCAAGAACAGAGTCAATTTCAAGAACATCTTTGATATGCAGAACTTGTTGGTGGACGCCAAGAATATGGTGATACGCAAACTTGAAAAAGCAAAAGGTGCAATGGATACTTTCATACGCACAGACAATGGATATCGTGTGACTGCACCAGAGGGTTTTGTTGCAATTGACCGAATGGGTGATGCTGTCAAACTGGTTGACCGCCTTGAGTTTTCAAGAGCTAACTTTAATGCTGCAAAGAATTGGACAAAATGAGTAAAACATACGAACAATTTTTAAAAGAACAAAAGGGAGGAACGGCGGTATTCACGTTTGGCAGGTTTAACCCCCCAACAACCGGCCATGAAAAACTTCTCAAAGTGTTGATGAATACCGCCTCTAAACAAAGAGGTGATTACTATGTATTCATGAGTCATTCACAAGACAAAAAGAAAAACCCTTTGAGTCATGACCAAAAGATGATGTTCATGAAACTGATGTTTCCGAAACATCGTTCTGCAATGATCAAATCAAAAGCAAGAAATGCACTTGAAGCACTTGTTCAATTACATGACATGAAAAAATACTCAAGAGTTGTCATGGTAGTTGGAAGTGACAGAGTTGCAGATTTCAATACTCTTCTGAACCGATACAATGGTGAAGATGTCAAACATGGATTCTATCAGTTTGACGAAATCAAAGTGGTTTCTGCTGGAGAAAGAGATCCAGATGCTGAAGGTGTAGAAGGAATGTCTGCATCCAAGATGAGAGCGG